CGCTTGTGCCTCGATCTCGCTGAGATACGGCGTCGGCGCTGATGTCCCTGTCGAAGCAGAGAACACCGCCCTCGATGTCCAGATCAGCACATTTGGCAACACGATTGGCATAACTCAACCCCTACGCAATGGCTATCGCTGCGTAATCCGTGAGGCACGCCACGGCCTCCTCGCAGAGCGCCTCGACCTTGCTCACTCCCCTGACTTGTCTGATTCGTTGGACCTGTTGATCTGCGCTCCTTGCCATATCCAAGCCACCTAGCCCCTGTTTCTTGAGTGCTCTCTCTTCCAAGAGATGTGACACCTGTCTGACACAGGCTTCCCTTGCCGCATCCGGGATTGTCGCCGTGTAGTCCGCTGTGACCACGGCAGTCCCCGATTGCGATGAACCGAAGGTCACTCGCCCCTCGGTGTAATTCACGGTGTATCCAGAGCTTTGCAGGGAACCGTTCACATACACCACAGGTGGCACAGCAGGCAGCTGATTCGGCTGTATGTGCTTTGCTGCAAGATACGTACTTGCCCAAAACCCACGCAGAGCTTGGTAGTTCAAGTTATCCCCTGTGTTGATCAGCGTCTCCCCAAAGATGGCATTGTAAAAGCTGGTGAAACAATCCATCTGGATCAATGGGTTTCTGAGTCCCAATTGCAAGATGACCGGCGAGAGAGAGTACGTGATGGCTTGCAACGGGACGATCTCGACATACCCTGCGTACGGCGCAATCACTGCATCCACTGGATTGATCGTGGCGAAAAACCCTGAGCCATCCGTGCTCAGATTGGACACCTGTATCCTGTACCGATTGACCGCCTGGATCGGCACAGGATGCGACGGGAACCGGATCTGCCGTGTGTTAAAGTCCCACCTCTGCTCAAGCCACACATTATGCGGTTCAAAGCCCCCGACCTTCATATCGAACTTCATGAAGGCATCAATGGCAGTCTCAGCGCGTGCAATGTATCTCACCAAGGATAAGTCATTGAGATCCTTGAGTGAAACACCGACATCCTCGTCTTTAAATTGTTGCACGCTGAGATACTTCATGAAATGCCTTTATGCTTGAATTACTCTTCTGAGTAGCCAATAAAGCCAGAGACGTTTCCTGTATCAGTGACGTCAATGAACAAGTGATGGTTGATAGCGTCTGCAGGTACCCCTTGCCCTAAATCAGGAGTAGCTGACCCGCTCGCAACGGTGATCAAGGTTGTCCCAGAGACCGACTGGATTTTAATGCCGCCCTTGCCTGCGTCGTTGGTCAGGTGCGCACAAATCACACGGAATTTCTTGCCACTCGTCGGGGTCAAGGAATCCACCGGTGTCGCGGCGGTCACTGCGACCTTATTGAAATTGAGGATCTTCGTGAAGGTGCGTACCTGATCAATGGTTGCGCCATTGAAGCGCCCTTGCGCCTCAAGTGGTACATTTGCCGCTGTATTACCATCAGCTCCTGCCATCACAGGAACAACACCTGCGTACTTGCCAATGTTAACTGAAGCATTACCAGAGCTATCAATGGCTAATTTCTGCGTGGGAGTTGTGCCATCTCCAAGCTCGACAACTTGGTTAGGGACAAGTGTCAATCGCCCAGAAGAGTCAACGGCAAGCTTGTTGGTGCCCGCGCTATCCACAACATTCACGCCACCTGCAAGGTTCGATCCGGTTGCAAGCTTGATCTGTCCTGTGCTATCAGAGGCAATCGTGACACGTTGCACACCGGTGCCACTGACACCATTGCCCATCGTGGTCGTCACGCCGTTGATCTGCGAGACGTTCACGGAATTCAGGGCACTCCCTGCACTCTGGAAATTGGCAAGGACACCAACGCTTCCTGCAGTCGGAGCAGAGGCAAAGGTTATGCTGAGCTGAGCGTTTTTGAGAATGCCATTGGAAAGCGCAACCTCGAAGGCCTGAGTTGCGCCGCTTGCGCAGCTTACACTGGTTAGCGTGTAGTCAATTTCCGCTGACAAGGTATCAACGGTATCCAAGAACGACAGGGTAGCCGCATTGATGGTCACCGACGTGCCAAGGTTTGCGATGACAATTGCCACTGATTTGGCATCGTAGGCATTGCCGTTCCCGGAAGGCGCAAGGGAACCGAGGGAGATAGAGAATACTGTTGCTGTGTTCCCTGCTCCAATGACCTGAGAGCCTGAGAGAGGCAACACCTCATTTATCTGTGGAAGCGGCGTATTATCGCCGGTCAATTGAGCCACGTGCGTGCCTCCTCATACTTCATGATCGAGATACATCAGGGTGAAATCCCCCATGGTTCCGTTGCCTGCAGCTGCAGCGCTATAAAAGAGCCCGTGATCAACACTGCATCCAAAGTCAAAGAATGGCGTGGATGGGCTTGGTGTAATCATGGCAAAAGCCGAGCCTGCAGGGAAATTCGCGGGATGTCCATTGTAGAGCGTGATGGTGACTGCCGACCCAGGATTGTTGACCGTGATCTTCCCAAGGTCCGTGCCCTTCTGCGAGAAAATGCTATAGGCCCCGCTATGGGAGTACAGGAAATCAGCAGTGAAGGTCCCGCCGACGGTATCGATGGATTTCACCAGGACACGCTCTGCAGTTCCCATGCCACCCGCGATCATCAATGTCAATCCGACGTAAATCCCTGCCATCGATGCAGGGGTGACGACCACATTGTTCCCTGCGGTGATCGTCGTTGCCGACGTGGTTGAGACGTTGTTCCCGACGGCAACCCAGGTCCCCTGCTGATGAATCCAAAGGGGTTGGTATTGCGGTATCGGTGAAAATCTCTGATGGCGTCTCATTTCGTCGCTCTCCTAGCCCGCAAAGCCGCGTCCCTGTGCAAGCACAAAGTCAGGCTGTACCGTCACTGCAGGACTTGCCAAGCCTGTTGCGTTGCTGCTCACGCGTGCAAACGTGATGATGTCTTTCGGATGGATTGCATTCGCAGTGTAGGTCGTTGCAATTTCATGGGGAACCAAGGCAGTCTCATTGGTGCCACTGGCATAAGTCACGCTTGCAAGCGGTGCCGACACCACGTTCCATGTGCCGCTATGAGTAGTTGCAAAGACGGCCGTGAAGGTCGTCGCAGTCACGGCGGTAACATAGACCGTTTCAGCGCTTGCCCCGGTATCTACCAAGAGAGCCGTGCCCACAAAAATGTTGGTCATAGCTGCCGGGGTGATGGTCACCGACCCAGCTGACCCAACTGCCGTCGCTGTGGTCGTGCTGACGAGCAACACGCCCGCCCGTTTGTGCAAGATCTGCCAGGAAAAGTTGTTGGTCGCCGCGCCGGTCAGTGTTGTCTCGGTTGTCCACCGAACAAGGCGCATCCTCAATGCGTCGAGCGGCAATGCGCCCGCTTGGCCTGTCCCTGCAAGCTTTGTCAAATCAGGGACGGCAAAAAGCACATGCTCATAATCGCTCGCAGAGCCTGCAGAAGCAGACGGGATCAGCACAGGACTGCCAAGCGGGAAATCCCGATGCAATCCAAGAAATTCATTGAGAAGGGCCATGGCTACCTCCGTCGTGCCTCTGCTGGCAAGTGCTTCTCAAGGCCTGCAATGAGGGTTGTGAGTCGCTCTGCGCCAAGCTGCGCCGCAAGGGCGTCAAGGTCAACCCCTGCAAGCTGAGAAGCAAATCTCTCAACAGGGACAGGAGTGATTCCTGTTGCCTCGCAGAACTCTTTTTCGCCGACATCGCGAAGCTTGCCATCGTTACCCGATACCTGATCAGGCAGAATGGCCTGAATAGCGATCTTGCCGTAGACCTGATCGAGCTTTCCATCGGGTCGCGTGTTCTGTATCCAGTGCTTGACCACGCCATAGGGCACATGGCGAGCAATGCCATCAAGGAAAGGCGTCTTGTCTACAAACTGCTTGTATCCAGGGGTCACCTTGTTCCACCCGTACAGGACAGTGACCTTTTCGTGGTCCTCAAATTCTCGTTTCTTAGGTTTTTCCAGGACAGCAGTGGCAGCCTTGCTTTGCGTTGGCTCGTCCTTCTTCTGCTCGTCCTCTGATGGATTAGGTTTCTTTTCTGACATTCAATGATCTCCTAAGAGCCTCAAGGAGAGGCTCATTGCATTCTCAAGGACAGCAGTGGCTTACGACGCTAGTCTGCGAACTTTTGCGTTAAAGGATGGAGCGGCGATTTCCAAGCCAAACATGCCGAAAATTATCCACCTGGAAGACAAGACACTATCGACACCAGAAGGTATCTGAAGCACAGTGAAGCTCTCGCTGTACAGCCAAGGAATAGCCACGTGGGCGTCGTCTACGATGTAGATGTCCTCGACGGTTGCGCTGTCAGATGTCCGTGTGTACTTTCCACCGGTTGACCCAGCGAACGGCACAATCATCAGCTCGCCGTCGCCGTAGGTCAACGAATTAACACGGGTACCAACAGTGAGATCTCGCAGATTTGCAGAGCTGTCATAGCGGACATTGGTCATCTGCTCGTCATCCCAGGCTTGCTTCGAGTTGAGAGACATGAATGCAAGGTTGGGAGACCCGCCGTTGTTTGCTGCTTGGGTGGCTGCAAACCGCATGGACTCAGTGATGTTGAGCGAATTGATGTCTACCTGGGTTGCGCCGTTTGCGGAGAACGCACCGACACTTCCAAGCACGCCACGAAATCCATCGATGCCATTGGCGTTGTACTTGCCCTTCTCTGTGGTGTTATCGGCGCTCGGTGTATTCGATGCGTTTCCCTGCAAGATGTAGTACTGGATGTCCTGAGCGAGCTTAATCATTCCATTGCTCATCTCAGTCAGCTCAGGAGAATAAGCAGGAGGGGAACCACCAGCAGAAACGGCAGCGATTTCCTTGAAGCTCACACCGCGTCCCGTTGCGAAAACACCGATTGGAAAGGTCAAACGGTCATATGCGCCGCTTGTGTATGTTACGGTGCCTACCTCTGATATCAAGGTAGAACCAGCGGAACCACCGTCAGGAGATGTAATTCGGTTAGCAACATGAGAAAGACCATTTGATGGTTTCTTTGTAAGACGCTCCCAAACGGGGAAACGCTTAACAAAGATAGAATGAAGAATTGGTTCAAGATCTTGACGCAACAACACATTGCCTGTCGTGGTGTTCGTTGAGTCAAGGATATCCTTGGTTGCGGCAGGAATGAATGGCTGTGTGCGCATCTCCCCAAGGATCTTCTGGGTCATGTCGCTGTCGTCATTGATGGGCTGGTCATTATGGATGGTGTGCTTGAGCAACTGCTTGAGTTCAGGCTCGGTCATTTTCAGGCATTCGTTGATTTGGCGCTGCCTGTCTTGGGCATACTTCGAACTCGTTGGGTGCTGCACTGCGGTAAAGGTGTTAGACACAGTGTATCCCTCGTCTTGCGGGACTATCACCGTTGTGCCGTGGGTCGCTTGTGCTGGGGGATGGTCTCAACTCCCTGGGGAGTACGGGCCATATCTCTGCGCGTCCTGCTCACTTGGCTTGGACTGTAAGTAGATGTGTTGTTGCTATGATAGTACGTCATGATGGGCGAGATTGTCAAGGGACTTGGCGAAATCAACGCCAAGTCCCTCAACGATTTATGCACTGACACCGCCAGGATCATCGTAGCACGGCACTGCCGCCTCACTGCCATCATTGTACGAGAGCATCTCTGCAGGGTGCATCCAGGTCTTCTGTGTCCCTGTGAGAGGCGGTCTCACCCCGTCCTTGACGCTGCCACCCACGCCCTCTGGCCATTTGCGGTAATTCATGGTTTCCCCGCCTGCGAGCGTCCTTGGAACGACAACGGTCTCTTTGAGAGCTTCTTCGAGACTCCACCGACGTTCATTGTCATTCATAGTCGAAGTCGATGAGAGAGCCTTGAAGTCCTGGTGAGTCACGGTATCACCATTGTCTCGAATGCCACGCTTCAAGAGGGTAGGCTGTCCAAGTGGCGCATTTTGGAGTTTGGCAAGGCGTTCCTCTGCCTCCTTGGTCGTGGCTTGGAGTTCCTTGATCCTTCGTTGCTCAGCATCGATCTGACTTTGCAGGGCTTTGATTGCCTTGGGCTCGATGCCATGCTTGGACAAGGTCTCGATGAGCATGCCGACTTGCTTGGCCAAGGGCTCAATCTCTGATTTGATGTCCAGTGGCAGGGAGAGCTGCTTATCATCGCCCTCGTCGTCAGATCCATCATCCATCTCTTCACAGGGATGAAACTGACTCTTGCACATATCGACGATGCTATTGTGCAAGCTTTGAAGAGTTTGCTGGTTCTTCTTATTGAACTCGCTGCCGGCCTTGATCGTCTCGCCGAAGTTCAGCGCTTTGGCAATGGCTTCCTGGATGCTCTCAGAGGTCAACTCAGGGGAAGCATTGACCGCCTGGACATTGCCATGCCCATCAAGGGTAATCACAGGCTGTCCAAGACGCTCAGCGAGGACGTTGAAAAGCTGCACGTCGGCAGGGACGGGAGCAGATTCAAATTTTGCTTTGTCCAGGACAGCAAGAGGAACTTCATGCGCATGATCATGGCGTTCCTCTGCTGCTGCGATGGCATCAAGGGCATCTTTGGAAACAGTGACTGACTCAGCGGTTTCCTCAGCAGGGGTTGTCTCTTTCTCTTCTGTTGGGTCCACCTCGGTCTCCTTTTCTTCAATGGTCTCCTTATCGGCATCTGAGGCGACAATCCCTGAATCAACAAGGATCGGATCGTCAGGCTCGTCGAAAGCCGGTGCCTCTTCCTCGTTTTCAATGCCGCTCAGCAGCTTCTCAATGTCGAGATTTGGAAGAGTAGCTTTCACTGCAGTGCCCTCTGTGCTTTCCTTGGCAAATCCTGGGTATCGTGGCGTCTCAATGCCCTTTGCGAGGATAGCAGGGATGTCCTTGCGATCCAGGGATTTGTACACGCCCTTCTGGTTCATAACAAACATGCGCTCGTTGGGGACCCATTCAACACGCTGCTTCGGAGTAGGCCTTGCCTCAACGCGTTCAAGGTCCTTGCGCAGCGCTGCGTTGCCAAAGGTCAAGGTCTTCAAATAGTCCTCGTAGGCACGGGGATAGAGCCCCTTGACTGCAGGGGCCAATCCTAGCGCCTCATCGCCCCTGCCCTGAGATGCCATGCGTTCAAAGAGCCCCTTCGTTGCCGTCTCGGTCCAGCTGCGTTGGTTCGCTGGAATCCCAACCACCGACCATTCAAGCGTGAGCACATGCAGCATAATGATCGGTGGCCACCACGACCGACCATCGTCATTCTCTTCATCGATCTCGTATTCCGTGACCATACAGCCGATTGAGCAACCCAGACGCTTGCCTTTCTTGATGTATCCGTAGGTCTGGACAGCGTTAGGATTGCTTGTCTCGACATCGCTGACAATGTGAAGATCAGCGATCCCTCCCTGCAATCGCAGTTCTGGCTTTTCCTGCAACGATCCAAAGAGCGAGCCTGGAAGTTCGTAGTCATGGTTGAGCCAAATGATCAAGCCTGGTTCAACTTGAGCCATATCAGTGAGCGCCGAGACTGCCATTGTATCGCCGTGCAGGTCTCGCTCGGTGCTCGATCCGATCATACGCACCACATTGCGCTCTGGATCAGCTTCCATGGCGCTTGTGAAGATAGTGAAGTCCGGTGTTGTAGAGCCCTTGAGCCCTGCAGACGATACTTTCATGTCCTAATTTCCCTTTTTGTTACCCGTTGTTACTACGTCGGAGGTTGGAACCTTGACCGTGGTCTCCTCATCGGTATCCTCGCTTGTCGTGGTATCCAATGGCGCTGCCACTGGTGCCTCAGTGCTTGCAGGGGTTTCAACGAGAGGCTGTGTTGTCTCGCTGGATGGCGTTGGTGTCACGGGCTCAAAAGCAGCACGTGCCGCGATAATCGATGCCGACTCAGGTTCAGGTTCACTGACTGCCTCTACCGCAGGAGCAGGAACCGTTGGCAGATCCGTCGGCGTATCGACAGCCGTGAATGGTCCAAGCAGTCTATGATTGATCCCATTGGTCAAGTGCACAAAGAAGTCCTTGACTGCCAGGAAATCCTTGCGAGGGTCAAGGCAAGCTTTGATAGTGGCTACCTTGGTCCCATTCTCTTCTGTCACATGGATTCCGAGAATGTCAGAGATGTCATCGGTCTCAATGACATCTTTTCTCTCGTTGTGAAAAGTCATGTTAGTTTTGCTCCTTTTGCGATGTAGCTGAATTTAGATACCACGGTCGTCCTGGAAAGGGCACCGTTGCGTTGCTGATAGTCACTGGCAGGGGTTGCGCAAACTTACGAATGACCATGCGGTCATAGGCCTCGCAGTACTCTTCGTGGGTCATGCCAATGATCCCCATGGCCTCAGCGATCCTCGGATGTTCTTTCTTGAAATCCTCAAATATCTGGGTCATTCGTTCTTGCTCTCTTGTACGCTCTTAATAACCATCATCTCTTGTTTCAACTGCTGAATGACTTGGATGGCAAATTGAGGATTGGCCTTGAGCCACTGAAGCACAATGCCATTCACTGACTCAGCATTGATCCCCTGGGTAAAGGTGAATCCAGGAGCCAAGACAATCTGAATAAAGAGCCCCTCGTTTGCCTTGATCTCCATTGCCATCTGTGGAAACGTTGGCTGTGGGACTCCAATCATTGGTATTTGACTTGCCATACTCTAAATACTCCTATTCATCTTTCATAACGATAACTTTGCGATGAGGGCAATTTGCGTGGGATGGCAGTTCTGGCAGGTCTTCATCGATATCAAAGCGCTCCCCTGCTATTTCCTTGCATTCATCGCACACTGCGTCATCCGGTTGTATTTCTACCTCAATGTCATTAACACTGATATCCTCTGGCAGCTCAATGTCTTCATCGATGAGATCCAAGATCCATTGGTCAATGCCGCCATTGGCCCCACTGCCACAGGTGTAATCAGCGATCTGCTCCGACTTCCACGCTGATCTCGTTGTCGCCCACGATGCCAATTCCTTGCGTGCAGCAGCTTCGCAACCGTCAAGGTTTTCATGACTGCTCATCCACCCCACAACGAAGGCTTCTGCCTGATTGCTCAGCTCGCTCTCATAGGTTGCTGCAATGCCCTCAGCGTCTTGCTCTGACTCATCCTTGGCGGTGCTTTGCAGGTCGCTGTCTGGTTCCCAGTCCGTGTCGGCTCCAACTGTGTCGCTTGCCTGTGCGTACGATGCCTTCATGGAAGCGACGCGTCCGACAAGGATAGCCGCTGCCATGTCCTTGATATCTGCCTTGGAGAGCAGAAACGCCGCGATAAGCAAGGCAATCAGGGCCTTTTCGTCGGAGGTCACCGTTGCGTCTCCCCATTTATTGCATCAAATACCAATCGTTCTGCATTACCCAATGCCTCTCGAAGACCCTTGATGTGTTCCCCTGCCATCCATACATTGTGAGTTTTAAGATCACGCACAACCATACTGCCTAGCATTTCGATCGTATTTGCTTCAATCCGCATTTGAAATGCAACGCTTTTCTCTTCTTTGATCTCCTTGATCTCAATGGTCGCTTTGCGCTCTTTGTCCTCTTCCTTGATGGCAGAGACACCATTGACCAGAATGTCTGACAGGAAGACCGTCCTCGTTTTGAAGTCCTTGCTGCTTTCACTGGTATAAATAGGTGTTACACTTGGCAACGTCTCGACCTCTGGGATATCAGGGGAAGAGACGATGACCTCGATGTATCCATGCCCCTTGAAATAGTGACCGCCGCGTCGTACCTGCTCAACTGCATACCGATCAGGGAGAAGCAATGTCTCCTTGAGCTTGTCAAGGTCAATCAATGCAGGGTCAATGGTGAGATCAATGCGATCTTCGAGCCCGATGGGACTTACCTGGATAATTCCTTGTGCCATTTATAGCCACCTCACTGTATTCTTCTCAATGCTATATCGTTGCCGTGCCTTGCTCCCATGGCAGTGCAGCGGTTGCGTGGATGAAACCGTGCCATCCTCATGCAGGGTGATTTTGTCCTCATCTACAGGTCTGAGATTGCCACAACCAGGACAGCGAATCATCCACCCTTGATGTCCCTGAGATTTCAAGGGTTGTCCAATGTCACCTCGTTGATAATCAAAGATAGCCTTGCTGTCAGGGACGACGGTGACGGCGGTGATGTCTTGGGTCATGGCAATGTCTCCTTTGCCGGATAGAGCATTCCTTCGTATCGCACGCCCTCATGCTCAACATTGACTTGTATCCCAAATGGCATCTTATATCCAATCATCTCTATAGGCTTGTGGATATCAAGCCACCATTGTGGTTTAACTTTAAGATCACTCAGATCAGGGATGGATGGGCGCTTGGCACGTCTCGCTCTAGGCATTCTCTAGCCACCTCCAATCCTGTGGAAAGACAATCTTCCTCTGTTCAATCGCCCGTTTCAAGTCCTCTATCATCGCTTGCTTCTTTGCAAGGAATTTGCGTTCAGAGATCTCAACGGGTTCCCCTGACTCTGCCATGGCTTTCGCTGCTTCTCGCAGGACTTCCAATGCGGGCTTTGTAGGTTCGTGACTCTCGATGTACTCATCAGGATTGAGCATGGCGATTCTCTCCCTTCCTCATCCGCTCTAACATCGGGTATTGCTTCACAAAGGTGACAGGGATCGATTCAAGGGCTCCTCCAAGGTCTACCCTGATAAATTGTTCCTTGAACACAATGTCCTCAAAGCTAGGGCATTCCCCGATACACCCTGCTTTCTTCCATGCCATCACAGCTTGACTATGCTTGATATGGAGGGCATTGATCCTCTCTGCTTCTCGCTGCTCTTTCGTTGAGGCGTCCTCGACTTGCTGTGCTCTCAATGCCTCTTGGAGTTCTTCGAGGTTGCCTCGTTGTTCCTTGAGCCAGTCAAGGAGGGCAAGGGCTTGGGAAGGATCGAGATAGATACTTTCAGTCCCTTCTAGAAGGACAAATGGTTCATTGGTTCGCAGTGTCACATAGCGGACATTGATTTCTTCATTGCCTTCCAAGTCAATCGATGGTATTTCCAGGAGTTCAGTGATCAGCTTTTCAAGATCGGTCATGGTTGTTTCTCATCCACTTCTTCGATAATTAATGTAGGTTTTCCATTGGCAATAGAAGATGCCACCAACTCAACGCGAAACTTCCCCGATGCAAGAACACGACATATCTCGTTGAGAGGGTAGGGCATTGACATCATCATAGGGTATTGCATTTCCTTGCGTTCCTTTGCCATGACAAGGACTTGCGCATCAAAGGTTTCTTTGCGTGCAGGGACAGTAACTTCATGCGCCTCGTTATTGTGAATGACTTTAACGTATTCACTCATCTACTTTTTGCCTCTCTTTGCCGCTTCCTCGAATATCCGTGAAGCTTCCTTGGCTAAAGCCTTGTTTGCCTTGACCTCATCCTTGGGGATCACTGGCTTGTCGTTGCTTTTCTTGGAGGTGGGCAAAGTCTTGACAGAACGTTGCATATACTTTGGTTTCCATGGCATGCCAGGCGGACGTGCGTCGAACCACACTCCCTTGGTATCAGAGGGAGCAGGGCTGTCCCCTGAGTCCCCATTGCTTGCAGGGGTCCCATTGGCGTCCGGTGAAGGGCCATCGCCTTCCTCGAATCCAGGGTCTTCACTGTCTGTGTCCGGGCCTCCCTCTGGACTCTGTGAACCAAGCGCACCTCCTGTGCTGATCGGCGCAAAGTCACCCAACTCACCATCATAGGACAGCAATGGCACAGCACCGGTCGCAGTCTTTATCCAAAAAGTGTCCCCGCCAGACTTCACAGTTTCTGCACCTCTTGCAGCTAATACCTCGTTAAGCGTGACAGATGGCATTCCCGCTAATCCCTGAGATGCCATCTGCATGGACTCTTGTGCATGGCGCATCCTTGCCATCTCTGAGACCAAGGGAAACATCACACACAAGTTGACCGCTCGCAGATCGTACCTGCCGTATGGAAGAGGCGGCGCATAGTCTGCCACGAGTTCACGGTTGAGATAGCCTTCCAGCGAGAGCAGAAGAGGAATGAGCCCCGTGTCTTCGTCGATCTCTTGCTGCGTCTCGCCGGTTGCCTTGTTGATATCAAAGGTGACACCGAGTTGCTGTGGGCTCATCTGAAGCAGGGCACAGATCTTGCGAACGAGGTAGACCTGGTACTCCAAGAATTGGTTTTCACGGGCACTGAAGACCAAAGGAAACTTTGTAGCCGCTGCAGGTCCTCCGAACCAGAACAGCTCTTTTTGCCCACTGATGTCCCTGTCATAGGCATCCCTGAGTGCCTCGAGCTGCGAGGAAGACGCGCCTGGTATCTGAAAGGCATTCGGCGGGGGCTTTTGCTGCATTGTCCTCAAGGCTTGCCGTGTCGCCTCAAGGTCGGCCTTGATCGTGTCGAGAAGTACCTGGACAATCGACAGGCTGTATCTGTAGGTGGCAGGGGACAAGAAAGGCATGATGATCTCATCATTGCGCAAGGGGACTTTCCTTGAGGTCCCTACCTCTTCATAGAGATAGCGAGGAGAGTCAGGGTTGCCATCCCAGCCGGGGTATATTTTGATGGTGCTAGCGTCTTCTGCATAGAGGGCAATGGGCTTGCGATCGACGGTCATCGACTTGGACCACACGCCACGACCGAGCACGATCATATCCTCGATCACAGACGAGGCTTGCTCAGGCCAATTGTCACGGCGCTCATTGGGTTGGTCCAGCATCAATTCCAGGCTGTACTGGATCTTCTTGTCATACTTGCGCTTGGGATCACCAGGGGCTACCGTGATTTCGGCGCGACCCACTTGATCTCGCCGCTTGTTGATGCCAGCACGGAGCCACTCATCGTTATCAGCGTAGTTACGCAATAAGTAGGCATTGGGCACGCCTTGAGGTTGGTCCTTGCTTGCAGACCATCCTGCCATATTCCCCCTGGATTGGGGATAGGATTGCGTCGGTGACTCTCTCTGCAGTTCAGGGATTACCGTGGTTTCTCGAAGCATCTCACGGCGCTCACTGTGCTGCAACTCCCTGATGTAGGGGATGAGTTCAGGGTGTTGGTCCAGCACAACGAGGGCAGGGGAAAGGTCAAGGAATTCCGAGGCAGGGGCTCTCGACGAGGATCTCACGGCGCGCTGCTCTGCGAGGGCATGGGCGCGTTGCATCCGCACTGAGAACTCCTGGAATGCCCCGGATAGCGTGGTGTCCGATGCCAACTGCTCCCAATCGGATGCAGGGACTGCACGGGGTCGATGACCACTGTGGTCCTTGACGAGGGTCACCGTTTTGCGTTTCTTGTGCTGCTTTTTGCTCATGCCCTGTTTGTCCTTTTGAGGTTACTATTCCTCGATCTTCCCTGACTCTCGCAACAGCACTTCACCGATCTTCTCCATGATTCCACGGCCTCCATTGAGTGCTGCGAATCTACCAAGCAGATCCTCGAGCCCTCCCTGTTGCTTCTCAGGCTCATAAGGCTTGGCAAGGATAACCATGCAGATCTTTGCCCTTCCAAGCCAGCCACGCATTGCCACAGGGACGACATTGACAAGGATCACTGGTATCCCTGCTTCCGCTGAGAGGGCATTGAGACCGCGCTGTATCGCGTCGTTGATGCCTTGCGACTCATGGCCTGCAGTGAGCAAGACGCGCTGTGTACTGTAGTAGATCATGCGAGCAGGTCCTTATTTTCGTAGATGTTCCCAATGATCTCAAACTTCGATAGATCCCACCATAGCTCACCGGTACCATCAGCATCATTGCTAGGATCATAGAGAGGCTTAAATCCAAAATCGGACGGATCTTGAGGAGATAGCCACCTGATACCACAGGTAAGATGTTCAATAACCACCTGTGCTTTACTTTGATTAGTTTTCCAATTATAAGTAGTTTGTACAATATCCCCTTCATAGATTTCCTTGCCCTTGCAGTCTTTGAGTCCAGTGAATTGCATAAGCTCTACATTGTCCCCTACACCAAAGTAGTGGATAGGGCTCTTGCCTGTAAGCTTAAGATGCATATAGGGACTAGTGAGCAATTTGATCTCACTCACCTCAAGCATCTCTTTTGTATGCTTATACCACGCTCTATATTTATGCTCTCTCAACCCAAACCCTCCTGATTGATTGCCTTTAGCACCGATTGTACCACCATCCGTATCTCCATTGCTACGGTCAACGTGTCCCAAGCATGCCACCCAAGCCTTGCAACAATCTCCCTAGGTTTGCTTGGCGATGCGTATCATCGATTCTCACTGGACCTGCATTGTCATCAGTGCGACGGGTACCCCCACCGGAAACAGCGACACCAATGCCACCTGCTTTGCTCATTGAGTTCACTGCCATCATCAGTGAGCTGACGCAGTCATCATGGATCTCCATGCCCTCGTCCTGGTTCTCAGGGGCTCCGTAGACGATATTGCCACTGCCTGTGATCTTGTAGCCGTACGCTCGCAACTCTGAGATCAGGATGGCAATGTTTGGCAGGGAGATCTGTTGATGCTCGGTAGCCAGCTGCAAGCGCTCCACCATTTCACGCTTCTTGATATTAGTCCAGACGACGCCATCCACTGAGAAGTCTGCATCCCTGATCTGTTCGAGGAGTGGATCACCGACGCCCGTGGCATCCATGGAAATCACTGCTCTGTTGTACTTGAGAGCCAAAGCAAGCACACGGATAATCTGCAATCGGTAGTCCGTCTTGTTGTCCCTGTCAAAGGCAACCAGGCGGTTGGTGTTGCAATCGAGAATGGTTATCACACTGAAGTCTCTATGCTTGGCAGGGTCCCAACCAAGAATGTAGTAGTGTCCTGGAATGGGGTCCTCTGCATAGGAATTGCCGTGAATGACTTTCTTGGGATCTCGGATGCAAGAGTCGATGCGCTTGAAGACTGTTGCGGCATTCTTCAAGAAGCGGGCCAGGATCTCCTGAGCAAACTTATCTTCAGTGAGCTTGCTACGCATCTCTTCAATGAAGCTCAATGGCAGGTAGGGATTGATCATGGATGGCGCTGAGAAGGACCAGTATTCTTTTTCGAGGGGATCTTTGCCGTACTGGTAGAGTTGATGAAACCAGTCATGACCTTGCGGCGTCGAGATGAAGGTTGCCTCGCCGTCCGTGTCGGTCATCATAGGCATCAGGACTTCGAACCACGCCCTCGCACGGATCTCCCTGCATTCATCCATGGTCAAATAGTGCACGCCATCGCCTCGCAGGCTGTCTGGGTCCTTGGCAGATCTGAACTCAAATTCAGATGAGTAGAGCTTGAAACGAAGATTGGTGTAATTCGGGGGAGAGGTCATTTGATCCCGCATTGCCCTCACAATGGTCTCAAAGGCAATCTCTGCTTGCTTATACGTCGGGGCTACCCACCAATTCAACGACCGACGACGTTCGACACCCTTCTTGACATGCTCGTTGCAACACCCAAACGTCTTGCCAGCTCTGCGTCCCCAACACGACACACGGAAACGAGCCCGTGCATTGTGGAGCTTGAGCTGTCCTTTGTGGGGACTGTAGAGCCCTAGACGGATCTTCTTCGTTGGCCTCTCTGTGCTGGCAAGGAGATCAAGGCTCATTCATCGTCCTCCCCTGGCAACTCAATGCCAAACGCTGCCTCTTCATCGGTCTCCCCTGCATCCTCATCGGATTCCGTGTCGGCAGGGGTTTCCTCTGCATCCGAGGATTTGCGACGAGGGTCGGTGCCACGTCCCCAGAAGGTCTCAACGGTGGCATCTAGTTCGAGCTTGCCGCCGTCTTTGCCGGTTAGTTCGGACTTGGTGAGCTTGACTCTTTCGCCCTTTTCCTTGGCGATGTCATCAAGGGTCGCTCTGTATTCTCGGACAATGCTATCATTGAATTGCTTCACATAATACGGCGATTTCCCCACTGCCTTTACATCCTCAATCCATCGCTTCCCCTCATCGAACACTTCTTCATTGAGTAGCTCAGCTAATGCATTGAGATCCTTGATCCTATTGCTTTTCAATGCATACGCTGATTTTAGTATCTCTGCTTCTTCTAATGCTATAAGCCTGTCTTGTTCTTCTGTTCGATGTTTGTCCCAAGCATCGGCACGGCTATCCCATTGCCATTGTTTTGCAATGCCATACCAAGACTTTCCTGGAAACGTCGTGGGCTTCTGTGGGTTCCTGTGGGCTTGCTCCTCTTTGTACACGGCATTAACCGAGCGCTTCCAAGGTTTCATCAGTCTAAATTTTTCGAATCTAGAAAACCAGCGAAGCGGCTCGCTTGGCATCCTTTCCCACGGCTTTTTCTCGTTGTCCACAGATGAATCTTTCCCTGTCCGGTTGTTGGTTGTATGGTTGTTCGGTTTGCTTGAAGTATAGCAGGGAAGTCGAGGAAAATGCAAGGGGTGCGAGGAAAAAGCGAGGACTGCTATAGTATGGGGGACAGCAGTCCTCTTGATCTCTCTGAGTTCTCAGACGAGCTGGTTGGTGGAAGTTCCAAACAAAGAGAATAGTATGTGTCCATGTTATAATGGGCTGTCAATGCGAGGTCAGGGATTATCAACGATCCCTCGGATTATCCAATGCTCCGAGGTCAAGGCACACATCAAGAAACCAGAGCTGATCCACGCGACGCAGGTCAACCTCAAGGGGATGAGATCGCAGAAAATCACGGATTTGTGCATCCGTGAAGTTCCAGGTCGTTGCATTGAACGTACAACGACGACCCTTGAGCCATCCAAGCTTAACCCATTTGTTGACGGTCTCCCAAGATCGTCCAAGGCCTTGACGGACTTCATCGAGGCTATAGCCATCAGAGACATCAAGGCCGATATGGCTTGCCTTGGCCTTCACGGCGAGCACGGTCCTGCCAAGGTATGCAGCGATATCCTCGGTCTGCTTTGCGTTGTAGTGCTTTTTCAAGTAGACAATCTCATCTTCTGTCCAATTGGCCCCTTTTGAGCCTGTCAAGTGCATCGCTCTTGCCCATCGATGTACAACGTAGCGTGGCACACCAAGATAGCGCTGCAGTTCACTGATGCACTCTGACGAGCCATCATAGCGTTCGATCATTAGGCGGCGGCCTTGTTCAGTGAGCACCCACTTTTGCGGCACACCACCGTGCCGTGTGCGCTTTGCTCCGACTTGCTCAACGGGCTTTGCGGCTTCCATTAAGGCACCTCCCTTGCAGACAAGTCCACTCTGAACATCTGCTGATCAGGGAGACACACCGAGGTCACGGGACTATCCTTGAAGTCGATGAGCGTGCCATGGATGCGACGATGGGCATTGCCTGCTCGCTGTGTCTCAGTGACACGCACTCGGTAGGTGGCATTGGAGCAGAAAGGTTGTAACCACCTTCCCAAGACGAAGACGACCTGGCCAGGGCCGATCTCAATGAGCATCTTGAGATCAACGAGGGCTCTCTTCGGAGTGCTTGGAGGGCTGTGGTAAGGCAAGGACTCTAGTTCAGTTTGCTGCATTGGTTCCCTCCTTTCCCCATGCCATCTCTGCAATCCGTGCTGATCGTTGAGCAAACACATCGTCCTCCAATGTCCACAGCGCCTTGCAGATCTTCGTCAATGTCGTAGCAAGTCGAGCTCCCTGTGTGCCTGCACTGAACAGCTCAGCGTTCTCAGTGCTGCCTTCACTGATGATCTGCTGTGCAGCGTCCAGGAAACACGGCGAGAGGGCACGGAATGATTCAATGGCTTGCAATGCCCCGTCTCGCTGAAGGTCGGTGAGGCCCGATGAAGAGCTGAGAGAGTCGGCGACGGCAAGGACGAGAGGGATATTGTCGTTCATGATTTTTGCCTTTCCAAAGGGTCGATCCGAAAGATCGCCAAGGGCTCAATCCTTGTGATGCCACCCTCCCTTGACTGCGTAATTTTGATCTTGCACGTGCTACAGGACCACACGCCCCAACTGTAAAGGATCTTGATTTCTCCCTTACACTGAGGGCAGATCTCAGTGTAAGCAGGGATATCATCAGGCATCTTTCTTTGCCTCTTTCTTCTTCAGCAGTTCTTTTCGCCTCTCGACCGCATCGTCTTGAGAGCGGAAAGAGAACTTCTTTTCCGTGCTGTAATTGGAGTCCCTGTTCTTCCTTGACCCACCGACTTTCGATGTTTTAAACTTTGGCATAGCTATTTCCCCTTTCCACAGGTTGATTACACGCTCCATCTTACCCCTTTCAGCTCAGTCTGTCAAGACTTTCAGAAGGGTAAAGGAAATCGGGCCATTCCATGCATGTCATCGCCAAGACTTTGGACTCGCTGTAGAGACCATGGGATCATTGATGACAGGGACGTGTCTGTGGCTGGCAAGGTGAGAACGATAGAGAGGATGAGGGAAATAGTGAAACGCCGTACGGGGCTCTCATGGCTATTCAGAGGGATCGAGGAAAAAGCGAGGCCCCTTCACTGGAAAGCGAGGAAAGCAGTGAAGGGGCCTCTATGCAAATTTAGGGTATAGTATCCGCCACTGAATCGAACAGCCTTCCCACTAGTGTGGGCGTGCCCCTTACACCTACGGATGTGGTTTGCTCCCATTTGATTATGGACAGTTAGGAGCGACTGTCACATAAGCCTCGGTCCCTTTTATGGGGTTTCGGCTTTCGCCATGATAGCACTGATCATCAAGGCTTGTCAATGAATTGCCTCGTAAACTCACAGAAGAACCAATCATTACTATTGTCCGTCTGAATCATGCCCTCAACCTTGCCAAGCAGTGGATGGTCCTTGATCTTCTCAAAGTCTTCCTTGGTCATCTCCTTGCATTCATCGATGGCTATTTCAGGGATATCGCCGATCACAGAGCGTATATCCTTCTCTGCTTGCTCAATGCTCATTCCATGCAAGTCACTGATTTTTACAGCTTCTTCATGGATTGCCTTGGCAGAGATAAGCAAGGAGTTGTCCGCTCTTGCTTTCTTGATTTCCTGCCATCGTTCATAGGATCGCAATGTGCCATGACGGTCACTGCGAGCCAATGTGTGGCGACGGCTGTCCTTCAAGATCTTACGTTGCTGTTCATGCATCTTCTTTGATCTCCTTGCGCTTTCTCTGCATTTCCAGGTCTTTCCGTGTGGGTCTCCCTGACCTCTGATCAATGAAGTCCTCTTCATCGATGACGCCACGGGCTATCGGGGCCGACGCATTGAGAGACCGTGGGCGCTTGGCTTTCGATGGGAACAGGGGTCCTTTGAACATTGGTTCTGGCATGGTTATTCTCCTTTTGCGGGCTTGACTTCCACTGCTGAGAGTGGAACATCCCAATCGTGATTGCCGCAATTGCAGGGGCTTGGCATCGCAAGGTAGCCATTGGACCCAGGGATCTCATGGCCGTGCATTGGCTTCCCTGTGGCAGGGTCACGGTATATCTCCGTGTTTGCTTGGTAGCCTTCATTGTACTGATAGCAGAGCGACGAAGGGACCTTAGCATCCGGCATCTTATCATCATCCCATTGAATAAAAGCCCATTCAGTACCTTCAAACATCTCAGTAGAGAGGACCTTGCCGTATTGAAGCGGGAAGCCTTCCATTACGATATGATCTCCCTCTTTGAGTTCTCCTTGAACTGCCATTGCTATTCTCCTTGACTTCTATGATATCACCTCGATTCCAGTGCCCAGCCTTGATTGCAGGGAAAGGCTGGGCTTGGGGATTAGGGATGGTTAGTCTGTACTGCTACTATGTTTTTCGAGATATAGAGCCGCTTTTCTCAGGATATCAGGGCTGTCATGGACATGTCCAAGTGCCGTATTGCAATTATGGCAAAGCAATTCACGGACAAAGCCTGTTTTGTGATCATGGTCAACATATAAGCGTTTTCTTTCCTGGGGTGGGCTGCCACATATGGCACAAGCGCCACCTTGCTTAAGCAGCAGAAGTTCGTATTCTTCGTAGGCCATATTAAACTTATATTTAAGCTGTGTCCCCCTAGCATACGCAACATAACATTGTTCACAATGGAGCCGACATTCTGGACCGAATTCAGAAAGAGGCTTTGACTCTTTGCACGTCTTGCAAATTTTAAATCCTCCCAACGCATCAAGCTGCTTCTGCTTTTTGTATTCATGCTCCTCTGCACAAGAGACACACATAAAAGGGACATGCTTCACACCTGACTTGACTTCACGGAATGACGTGACGGGGTAAATTTTCTTGCAGTGGTAGCAGAACTTTTCAGGGACTGCGGAGGCAACATTGTTATTCAGCGGTATTTCATTGGACGCTACTTCACAACTCAGCGCATCAAAATCAAACGTGCACTGAATGGAGGTTTGATGTATACTACGTTTCATGGTAAGGGTCAACTCCTTGTCATCAGCTCCGGGTTGTTTCAGCAACGCCGGAGCAAACCATTTTTGGCAGGGATAGCAGAGATTATCCCTGCTTTTGTATCTATCATTATCACACACTTGCGGTATTTTGTCAAGCATTAGGACAAAAGTAAAGAAGTCTTGCAGGGGCAGACAGAAGGGGCAGACAGCATTGTGTCTCTTTGCCGGGACCTATCCAAGTATAAAAGTGTAGCAGTTTTCTGTAGTGGCCCTAAATCGTCTTCACAAGCAGGGTTAGATAGCAAGTGTTAAGTGTTGCAACTGTAGTACTTTCCTAGTATGCCTAAGTATAGAGCAGGATGTCCTTATAAGTACTATAGTACTATATAAGCTCTATATACTACTACTTATGTTCATCATTATATCAATATATCATCATTACAAATTCTTGTTTTTGTCTCTATATGTTGTCGGACAACCTGACAAGTGTGTACATATACTAGGGAGGCACTACACTTGCAACACTTAACACTTGCTATCTCACCCTGCTTTGCAAACAAGGTTGTTAGGCTATACGTGTTACTACATTTTTCTGCTACACTTTGCCTTGCCACTACACTGCCTTTCCTTGCTAACCATCGACTCCTCACAGCCATCCCTGCAACAGTTCCCTCGATCCCATTGTCCTATAGTCATTGCCTCTCTGTGTCATTCCCTGCCCAATCATCGCGCTTCGTTGCGTTTCAGCGAGTGCAGTGGTATCATGGCATCTGTCAAGACTTTGAGAAAGGTAAAGGGATGAAAAGAATAACCACGCTCACTTATCAGAAATACTACAATAAGGGTCTGGATAAGCCTGATATCCTGAAAGATGGGGACGAGGACACCACGCCCAAAGCCATTCTTACTGAGATACAGAAATGCATCGAAGATGTCATGGCCTATCATGGGGCAGCCTCGATTACCGTGACCATCGAAGAATCCAACTGAGGAGAAGACACATGAACGAAGCATTAGCACAGAAACCCCTGCCCTCAACGCAACCATTGGCTACGCCGCATCGACATCGATTCATCTTTGCGGTCGGGGAAGGCGGTGCGATTCGAGGATGTGAGTTCTGTGGCAGAGCATGGGTGTTGCCACAGACGAATAGTATCTGGCGTGGTCGGTGACAAGAAGTTGGAGAGCCTGTGAGGGAGGCTGAAGGTCAATGAAAGAGCTCATGGTGGGCATTTCGAATGAAGAGCCTCGCACGCATCGAAGCGCCAAGGAAGTCATTGACGAGGCCATGGAGATTGCCAAGGGTATCCCTGCCATGCGTGTCTACCCGACGATCCCTGTGGGGAACTGGATCTCGACAGGCTGGACGATCAGCTTTGAGGACAATGACTACAAGGCAAAGGCACGGGGATCAGAGGCGTTGCTTCGAGAGGTCAAGGAAGCCAAGGCATTCTGGGAAGCGTTGCAAGAGCTTGAGGCGAAGGAACAGGCAGATGCAAAGAGCAAGGCTGTTCGATTGGACGAAGAGGATGAGGAA